TTGCTCTTAGAGTTTGACTGGCTGTAATAGTGCTATCTATTGGTTGATCTATTAATCCTTCTGCTACTCTCTCTGACCAGGGTGCAATAGACTTTCGAGCCATGAAAATTATTCTAGCTGCAGAGTCACAACAGCAGATATGGTGGCTGCGTCCGTCACAGCTAATCCGATTTCCATAGAATTTCCAGATACAACACTCAGATTAGTATCATATGTGATAGTGTTACTGGTTGCGCCAGTTGTGGTTGTAAATGCACAGACACCTTGTCCGGCAAAAACACTGCTACCATCTCTCATGGAATTTCCAGACAACTGAACCATAGGTACGAATTCTTCTGAGGCATCCGCACAACATGATATTGTTATTTGTTTTACTGCACTAACATTCGAGGGTACAACGAACGAACTGGAAACGCTTGACGATCCCAAATTATCCATTGCCTGGAACGATGTTGTGGCTGCTAGTTGTGTTTCAGATCGACTTATTACGATTGACATTGTTTTTTCTCCTTATTTTAGATTTTAAAATATAGACGATTTCCACCCAATTTTATTGAGGGGAACCATTTTCGTGCTATACCACCGGCTGCTGCGACAACAATTGCAGTGGTTAGTACTTTCTTGCCTGAATCACTAGTGATCAGGTCTATTGAATTAGTTGTCAATTCATTAAAAGCTTTTGAAATGTTACTTTCTGATAAAGCTTTGACAACACCAGGACTCTTTTTTCCGAATCCTGTATCTAGGTAACTTGCCACACTAAGACCTGCGGCTAGGCCAGTTACACTTGGATGGGGCATTGCAGGTTTTCTATATCTTGCCATATTATTTTTTCTCCTTGGATTGCCAGTGGATCTTCTACGGTTGGTTGATGGTCTGCGCTTCAGAGAGCGACCCCTTGAAGCTGTGTAGGATTTCTTAGAGATGAGCTTGCCATCTCTAAAATACATTTTGCGACCATTCTTTCCTTTTCGTGTATAAAGTCCCACTGGCATAATCCTTAAAGCAACTTCCGTTATATAATCTTTTTGCACTAGTAATACGTTAATTGACGAAGCATAAGTATTTATCAAACTTTGATATTGTTATTATATGAGCGACAACGCAAAGTTTAGTTTTGGTAGCATTCCTGTTATGAGGGAAGTACCACCAGGCATGGATGCCAGGTTCCGTTTTACAGGACCAGGCAAGATCGTAGAAACAGAACAGTATGGAGAGAAGCTTTCCTTTCCTATCTCTCTCTCTTACCACCCCTCCTATGATAGTCTCCCTCCTCTACCTGACAACGTAGTAGACAGGGATAAGAAAGAAGCAGAACTAGAAGGACAGACCATAGAGTGCAACTGGCAGACCAAGTGCCAAAGTGCTAAACAGCTAATGAAACAAATGGAGAAACATAAAGATCATGTAGATTCATTCGCTAAGGAATTGAAACAGCACTATGCTAAATCAGAATGGCAGCTTACTAGGTTCGATACTGGCGCATACTGGCTAGAGGTATTGTTTCCATGAACCCAAAACAAAAAGCATTAAAGAAATTAAACGAACTGGCTAAGAAATTGGGGTTTGAATGAAGCGTAGGTGTAATATCTGCTTACGCAATGTTGATCACTTGCGCACTAATAGATACAATGAATACTTAACAATCTGTTTCGATTGTCAAAAGGTCATTAAGAATCTTTAACCTAGGTTCTACAGTCACTTTGATTTGAAAGGACGGGAAGGAGTTAAGGATGAGGTGGGGTAGCAATGGGTATAAAAGGTGAGTTTGGGCCGTTGGTGTGGCGTTATTTGGCATTATTTGGCCAATCCAAGGCCTTTCAATGGCGTAACAGTGGCATCTGTTTGGTTTTCTGCTGCTTTGTTGATCAGTGGCAGTAATTTACTAGCTGCGGCTTGAACATACCAGGGTTGATCCTTTAACTCACTGGCCATACTATGCATAATCGACAATTGACCGCCTTCCTCTGTCTTACTCAGTTCCTGAGCGGCATTTCCCATAGCTCCATTCCAGAAATTTTTAAAACTATCTCTAGCCTGAGGAAGCATAAATTCCTCAAAATCTACCAAGACCTGTTCCCTGATCTTAGTGGTGATGACTTCCAGGGAAGCTAACAAAGTTTCGTCTGACTCTGATGACATCAACCATTTTTCAATACGCTGTTGGGTTTTCAAAGGTATCCATAGCGTATAAATTGTAAAATATAGTACGAACGAAATTAACCAAATTAAAGCAAATAGTTGGTCTGTCATTAACTAAACAATCCTGTTTCTCTTAATCGTCTTTCTATAAAGTCTGCCCAACTTTCCCCTGGTTTACGTTCTTGGATTTCTGTTTCCTCTATAATATCTGGAGTAAGATCAGACTTTACCTGATCTACTTGTTCCTGAATATATTCTTTCAGATCACCAGGTAAATCACCAAGTGCTTGCGCAATTTTGTTAATCATCTCTAAAGCATCCCCAGTTTTATCGTACATTGCACCTAGAACAATTCCTTTAGGCAATCCCAAATCAATAGCAGGGACTATCTCTGCTATTGCGATTAGATTATTCATTGCATTAATTTTAGGATCTACCTTAGACAAACCTATCCAGGTAATTGCTTGAATAAAGGGAGCTGCTGCTTTGACCAGTTCTGGAACAATAAGTTCCCATGGAATATCTTTAGGTGTAACTTTTACCATAGTCGCTCATTATACAAGTCTCATAAATGCTGTTTGAATATCAGAGGATCCGCCACTATTATTGGTAAACTTAAATTGTAGTAGCTTTTGATTTCTTAACATATCTCCAATAAAGAATATATTCCAAACATCAGCAGTTAACGTTTCTGCGGAATCAAGGAATATATCCATGTTTGATATTGGGCCTGTTCCCTGTCCCCCTCTAAGTGCTGATGCCGGATTAATAGGTGACAAACCACCAAAAGCAATATTGTCAGGTCCCATTACAGCTTGCGTAGCATAAGAGCCACCATTAGTAGGGTTAATTGCTATTATAACATCTCTATAGCCAGTCATATCCAGGGGCCATGTACCATCTGCATTTTTACTGGGTGTTATAATTGCTACACCATTAGCTATTCCAGTATCTGTTTGAATAGAACTGAATAGTGGATCACTTGAAACGATACCCTTCCAGGTTCCGGTTTGATCTATGAATCCAGTATCGACAGTTGCTCTTAGAGTTTGACTGGCTGTAATAGTGCTATCTATTGGTTGATCTATTAATCCTTCTGCTACTCTCTCTGACCAGGGTGCAATAGACTTTCGAGCCATGAAAATTATTCTAGCTGCAGAGTCACAACAGCAGATATGGT